GTTCGGCTCTACCGCCGCCTGATACGTCGTGAATTTCATCTCTTACCACCTCCCGCGTGGGTTATAGTTCTTGAATCCTTTCCCGAACGAGTCCGTAAACGGCGCCTGTGTCATTGGGAAATACGGTGTGCCAAACGTATACCCCGTCTTTGACCCATAGAACGCGCTCGTACCGTATCCCATATCACGCGGTGCTACACCTGCCTGCACACTTCCCTGCGCCGCAGCATTCCCGTGTTTCCACGGCTGCGCGACACCGTAGACACTCGCCGCCGTTCCGAGGATCGTCGCAAGCCCCGACATCTTCGCCTGCCGCTTGACGTTCGCCGCCGCCGCGTTTGATTGATTCGCCTGATTGATATAATTGCTCTCCGCCACCCGCGAACTATAGTTATCGTTCCTCTGATTCATCAGCAGATTCATACTGTCTTTGTTGTACGCGTCATATCCAGAGGAAAGAATGTCCATTGCAGAGCCCGCAAAGTTAAGCCCCGCTGCGCCTGTCTCCGCACGCTGCGCCCCTTCTGCTAGGCGTTGACGGGCTCTCAGTGCCTCCTGCTGTTGCGCATAGTTGTCGGCGATCTGCTCCTGCTTGCGGTTTTCAATGCGTGCGTTCTGCTGTGCCGCGTCCGCCTGTGCTCGATACATTGACGCCTGTGCATTTGCTTGTGCCTGCTGCTGCCGATACTGCAGCAATCCGCCAAGCGCGGTAAGTCCTGCCACCCATCCGCACATATTATTGCCTCCCTTCTCCTTCGATTGTGAACGGGATAAACTGCTCGCCGCCGACCGTAATCTCCTGATGAAATGCCGCCCCGCAGAATTTAAGCCATGCGATTGCGGCCTTGTTGAACGCCCCCACCGCGTTATAGAGCACGCCGTAGTCATTCGCCCAGCGCGTGAGAATCCGCTTGCTCTCTACCGTGAACGCATAGCGGTGATCTGCCACGCGGCTTGTCCCAAGGCACCAGATCAAATGGCCGGGATTCCCAGTCACCGCACCATGTCCCCACACGGCAATAAGCCCCGTACGGTCATACGCCGCATAGCATTCCTCCGAATGCAAGACAGATTCATAGACCTCACCCTCCATTGTCCCGCGTTCCTTGACGATTGCTCTCATCTCACGCCGATCAGCGGCGCGCAGCTGCCGATAAAGCTCTGCTGCCACCTGCTTTTTCTTCTTCTCCTTCGTGATCTTCTTGATCTCATAGTTAGCCACCGAATGATACCTCCCTAATAATCGCAGAGAGACTAAACGGATACGGCGTATCATGCACAATACACGTGCGCCCATCCGTGTCATAACCACCCGCAGGAAGCGTGATTTTTTTGTCTCCCGTATAGAGGACGTTGTTATCCGTCTCTATTGCCTCCGCATCATAGATGATCTTATCTAGCTTGTGCGCATTCTGCCCGACACGGCCGCCGTAGGACTTCGTCAGACGCAGGATTGCATTTGTCACAACCTTCTTCCGCCCCTGCACTGTTCCCGTGTCCGTATTCCCCGCGTCCCAGTTCGGCTGCTCTAGCGTCATTGTATACGGCAAGCCGACCATGATGTTTTTTGCCGCCTCGGGGATACGTGCATCCGCCGCCATCTTGACGCCTTCAAAAAAATATCCGTCCGCCATGACAGCGACATCCTTCCCCGGAAGTACATCACCCGCGGGAAGTTCCTTCTGTGGCGCCTGGTATTCCGCACGTACGGCGGCATCCATCATCGTATAATCCTGCTCCGCATCGGATTCGACGAGAGGTGCGAAATACTCCAAAAAGCGAACGCTTTTCCCGTCTATCCTGCGCTCAACCACCGCATAGATACGGTCATTGTTCCCGTGATTTGCCGCGCACACGGCCTTATATTTCCCGTCCGTCACGAAATGACTCCACGCATAGACCTTTTGATCGGCGACGTAGGTGAGACAGAGCATCAGCCCATCATCCGTCACAAAATAGAGGAGACTGTCGGGCTCCTGTGCATAAGCCGCGCTCACTATATTCCGCCCTCTCACCAGATGTTTGGCAAGGAGCGTTAGGTCATTCCCGATATACCCATCACTCTGATAGGAGTATCCCGTATCCCGTACAATCGAGCCGCGTCGCTGCACATAGACAATGCGGTTACCGACGCGCAGAGGAGGGACATTGTTGCATCCGTAGTTTTCCTGATTCCGCGGCGTGATGTTCGTCGGCTTTACCGTCTCACCGCCTGCAACCGTCCATGTGTTTCCGTCCGTAAAGACGACAAGGTCATTGCCGACATCCATGTGGCAAATGCTATATGACTGCCGTGAGAGCAGATCAGCGGTTATCGCGCTGTCATCCGTCACTGTGCCTGATTCTTTGTCTATCCCGAAATTCTCATAGTCTCCGCTCCTCGACATCCAGAGCCGCTGCGGATATTTTTTATTCCCGCCGAAACAAAGCCTGTCTTGAAAAAACGCTGCGCAGCGCGGATAACCATTCACTTTGCTCCACGCGCCCCAGTACCAATCCGATGTTGCCTCAACACCGCCAAGGGCTTTATTCACGCGAGCCTTCGCCTGCATTCCGTTCATTATCCCCATAATCGTCACATATCCCTCATGACGATACGGATAGGCGGAAAGGTCAGCGCGGATACTTCCACCGACCTCCACGCAGATTCGCATCAGGCAGTATTCATCCACATCACCGGATTCTGTTGGATTGTAGTCATTGCTTGATGTGTACGTCCGTAGATCAACCCATGTTGCCCCGTTATCAAGGGACTGCTGTATGCTAATCTTGCCAGACCATGTGCCATGTGTGATTATTTTCCATTGTTTGCCAACATGGAGAACGCCGCTATAGGCCGTCCCGCTACCGTTATATGTGACCGTCTCTCCGTTCACATACTGCTCAATCTTCATCGTGTCATTCATACGTTCGGCGTGGAAAACATCCTTTGATGCCGTTAGCTGTATCTCACCAGTTCGCCCCGAGGGGGTTATCTTTGCCGCCTCGTCCAGATTGATATCGCCATACGGGCTCGTCAGCCATGCAGCCTCAGAGATGCGCCAATCGCTCTCACTGTAGCGTGACAGCTTCTGCACCGGATGTGCCCCAGAGCAGATATACATCACATCCACCGACTGTGCTATGCGGATATTCGGAAGGTCGTCCACCGTAAATGGCGTCTCAAGCTCCACGGGAAGACGCACTGCGTCACGCCATATACGGATATACTTGTCGCCGATTTCAAGGAGATAGGAGACATCGACCGTGTAATCGAAACGCACGAGAATCGCGTCGCGGTCATCGTATTTCATCCGTCCTGCATAGATACTGCCGGGGCGTTTATAGACGGGGCCATACGGGCGAATAATCGCATTCTCCGCCATGAGAAGGGCGAGTTGGTATTTATCCAGATCAACACGCGAGGCGATCTCTCCCGAAATCTCTCCGCCCGTAAATGCGGGCTGTATCGAATAAAACGGTGTCGGCTGTGCCATACGATCACCTCCTCTCACGTAAACCGTTCGTTGGCGTACTTGTTCGGATACCGCATCCGCCGCTCTTTTTCGAGGACGTTGTATTGCTTCGCCGTGACTACAGACTGCTGTGCAAGCTGCATGTGCTGCATTGCGATATTTGCATTGCCCGTAATGCCCATAGCGATAGAGGACGCAAGGAGATGTGTCAGGCCTTCCGTAAATTCTTCGCTAAACATATTCGCGTCTCTTACGTCCGCCGTGTACTCCGCCCACGCGTCGCGCACGTCCGTCGCAATCGCCTTTTGTCCGCCCAGTGTGACGATCTCAAAATCCTCCCGCGCCTCCTCCTTCTTGCGTGCGCCGTCTTTGTCGTACACGAAAATCACACTGATGCATTCGGCGGGATAGGAATAGGCGTAATCCCAGCCGGGAACATCAGAGGTGAATAGCGCCAGTCGCTCAATGCGTTTGGCGAACCCCCACGAATACGCGGCCAGCATCCGCCGCCGATCATGGTCATAGTGAATTTTACACTTGCGTGCGTCCTCCGCCGCATCGTCAATGCTGTTAATGCGCCCGTTCCCGAGATAGGAAAGAGCCATGTTGCAGATCTCCGTACTGTTCATAACGATTCCTCCTTTGCCATAACGTCATAGCGACTATGGCATTATGGCAAAGGCAGGAGAAAAGCTCTCCTGCCTTCGTTACACCCAGACCGTATCAGCGGTTGATGTTGTCGTCGAGGACGAGCCCCGCCGTCACCGTCCCTTTTGCATACGTGCTTGTTCCCTTGATACGCAGATACCCGAGGTTCCCGCGCGGAACATGCACCGAAAGAGGCACCTGCTCATAGGTGCCGAGCGTCTTCGGCGTCGTAAACGCTTCATTCGCCGACGTTTCGAGCACCGCCTTAAAAGTGCCCGCCCCCGCGTCCTTGACACGCAGTACAAGGATAGGCGGGTCACCCGTTTCGCCGACGCCTACCTTCAGGACGTCAGAGGTCATTGCGCCGTTCGTCAGCGTCGCCGCATTGTAAAACAGATTTTCGCCGTCAAGAATCATGTTTTTACACTCCTTTCTTATGCCAGCGGGACGCCGTTCTCCTCATCAGAGATAGCGTCGCACTTCTTGATCTCAATCCCGCCGAAATAGAGACGGGGCACATCCGCCTGAAGTTCCTGCCGTGTCACGTGGACGTTGTTCTTGTCGAGCAGGTAGATTTCAAACCAATTGTAAAGAGATTCCGAGACGTACATGACGACCTTTTTCTCACGCGACTGGAGATTGCGGATGCGGTTCTTCGCCGTGACAAACTTTTCGATCAGCTTCAGCTTGTCCGCGCTCTGCATAGAGCCCGTGATCTTATCTACGTCAATGTTGCGCACCGCCGCATTGGCACGGATATCGCCGACCGAAAGCCCCGCCTTCCACGTGAAGAGCGTCACAACGGCCTGATACTCATTGCCGTCCTTGTCCTGTACCGTCTGCTCACCGAGGTCACGCTGTTTGAGGCCTGCCTGCGAGTTCTTCGGGTAGATACCGCTCGTCGCATGCGTGCCCCAGCCGACGAGGAATGCCGACGTATTCTTTGCGCCAGCATTCGCCGTCATACCGCCGATCACCTGATATCCGGGGGTATTCTTCGCGCCGCCGATCATGGGATAGCGCATCGAAAGGCCGTTGAACGTATCGAGGTCATCGTCTGCATTGCCGTAGAAGATATTCGCTGCGATTGCGTCCGAGAACCCGCCGACAAATGCGGCGTCCTCACTGCGGCGGAACTGCTCACCGTTGGGCGCAAGTGCCAGCTCCTCAATGTCGACACACGAACGATCTTCGAGAATAATGCACGTGTCCTGCACCTGCATCGTCGTCGACTTGTGCCGCGTTACGCCGCGGTTGATGCGGCGCACCGAGGGCTTTGGCATCGACGTGCGAATCGTCGTGCGGTTGCCCGTGGGAAGATTGCCCATCTTCCATGTCACATCATCCATAATGGGATTGGCCGAGAGAAGTGCTTCAATGATGAAATCGACACTCCCGTCGGGTGCCAGACGCTTCCTCAGGTCGGAAAGCGTCAATGCCTGTGTTCCGAGTGTTGCCATAGCTTTGTCCTCCTTTAGCTATACCTTTTGAAATCTGTATTTGGATAAATCGACTTCTCCGCGCCCGCCTGTGCGCCGCGCAGTCCGCCGTCTTCCCCGATCAATTCGCCGACCGCCGCCATGAGACGAATCATTTCTACGCGATTACCCGCACCTGTCTCATTCAGCATCTGCGTGAGTCCGGGCACCTTCTCAGCCAGCGCGTCACGCCCCGCCGCTGCTTTTGCCACAACGGCGTCAAACTGCCCGCCAAGTGTGTCACGCGCCTCCTGTGCCCATCCTGCCTGTGTGTCCTGTACGGCTTTCGTTGCCGCATCAACGACCTGCTGCATGTACTGCATCCCGTAGGACGCGACCATCGTTGCCTGCTCCTGCGAAAGCCCCGCCTTCTTCGCCACGTCTCCAAACGCCGCCGCAGACTGTTCGTCATACGTCATGCCTTCGGGGACGATACTCTTGAAGTCGTACGCATCGGGGACATTCGGCGTGCTTTTCCCGCCGAGAATCGTGTCATTCTTCGCCCCTTCTGCGCTGCTTTTGGTGTCCTTTACCTCTTCTTTCTCTGCAGGGGCTGTGTCGTCCGCGCCTGAATTACTGCCCGCATCGGCGGGCACATCACCCCCATCCTCCTCTGCGAATCTCTGTAAATCAAAGAGCTCTGTCATGTCTATTCCTCCTTTGTTTCTGCCGCCGCAATCATGGCTTTCAGTTCGTTCAGCGTCTCACAATATTCGCGCTCCGCCTTCTGCTTCTCCGAAAGCAAGTCCTTATTGGCTGTGATGATGTTCTGTATGTGGAGTCCAACGCGCCGCTCCCCTTCCATGACGAGCAGACGATTCACGTTATCCTCCGCGAATGCCGTCCCTCCGAACAGGTGACAGCGTTCAAACAGGCGCATAACGAACCAGCGCCCCTCTGCCGAATGCATCAACGAGAGAAGCGCTGCACGATCTTTTGATTCAATTTTCTCATCTGCGATACGCCGCATTTTATCTACGGGGCTCTGTTCATAGTCCATTGACGCACCTCCTACAGATCACTCATGCCGAGAAGCTGCTGCATGGCGGGATTGCCGTCCTGTGCTGCCTCTGTTGCGTTCTTCGCCGCCTGCGCTGCGGGTGCCGCCATCTGTGCCATTTGTGCCGCCTGCTGCATCTGCTGTGCCTTCTCCGCCGCTTCCTGCTTCTGCTGCTGTATCTGCGCAAACTCATCGTCTGTGCGCTTGATTGCCGCAGGTGCACCGAGCATGTCAAAGTAGCGGTTGACGCTCTCATTCCAATCGACCTTATCCAGCACGTCTTGATTAAACTGCGCGATCTGCGCGACGAACGCTACCGCCTGCTCAATGTTGACAAGCCCCGACATCTTCTGTGCCTGTGCAAGCGGTGAGATGTACTCAATCTTGAGTTCCTGCTCCGCCAGCATTGCCGCTGTTTCTTCGTCTTCAGGCTCAGGAAACATCCGCTCACGGTCAAGGATGTTATACACGCGCTCGATGATGCGCCCGAGAAACTCAAACTGCATCCGCTGTACCACAGGCCCAAGGATGTTCATCTTCTCCTGTGTCCGTTCGAGCACCTCACGCGCAGTCATGGATTTATCCTGTTGGTCGAGCATCATGAAAAGGTCTGCGCTGTACGCACGCTTAATGCGCGTCGTGACATCCGCGACAACCTCCCGCAGATGATCGAGATTCCCCTGCACTTGGAAAAGCGGCGTGACAGCGTCCTTCTGCATGGCAAATGTCTTGCCGCCAGGGACGAGATTCACGCCCTTGATGCCGAGCTCCGCAGACGCGACAACGGGCGGCTTTACCGTCAGTTCGACCATCGTCAGCTTGTCCTTTTCAAGGAGATGCAGGACTTTTGCGTCCCCTTCTGCAAACCAACCGGGGCCTTTGCCGTAGCTGTCATTCCCAGAGACGAGATACCGCGCCACGGGGACAGGCCACTCGTGGAATCCGCCGATATGGAGGAATTCATCTTCCGTGCTTCCCTCCACGTAATAGACAGAGACAAACGGCAGGTGAAAGCTCCCCAGCTTCTTCGGGTCATAGTTTCGATTCGCCCCGACATACCAGACAACGGTATGTGTCGCCTTAATGCCGGGCGTATTGGACAGCTCCGCGCGGATATTGTCGGGTGCATTCTCCGCGCCGAACTTATCCACGATCTGTGACGCGCTCATTTTTACCTTGCGGCAAAACGTCTGCACCGTTCCGTCGGGTCCATTCTCCATCGCATAGCTGCCAATCGGATAGGGGACAAAATGTACGCCATATTGATGATCGGGGAAAATGCCGAGCGGCGCCTGCCCAAAGGCAAGCTCCAAATAACAGCTGTGCACTGCCGTGTAGAAATTGCTCTTTTCCAGCACGTCCGCAAGAATATCAATGCGCTCGTCCAGAATCCGCCCGAGCTCCGAATTATCCTTGAGTTCCGTATCCGCAAAATCCAGGCGAAACCACTTGCGCGACGGCGGCGTGAGTCCGCCCATAACACCAGCGGCAAAAATTTGATTACTGTCCCATGCGCAGTTATGCCACACATTGGTATCCTTGCGATTGCCCGCGTTCGTCTCATCGTCCACCCCGTCAAACACGCCGACATAGGGCAGTTGATAGGCGCGGATTGCCTTCCAGCGGGCTTCATACGTATTGCGTTTTTCAATCAGCTGCTTTACCACCTGCTCTATCGGCTTGCGTGATAGAGACAGCTTCGCCGCAAGATCACTCGCACGAATCAGCGGGGGCAGTCGTGCCCCCTGTGCATTCTCTTCCTTCATGCTTCTCCTCCTTAACCGAGGGTTGTGCGCCCGTTCCCTGTTGCTCCGCCGAGAATCGTGTCACGATCAATTGAGAGCATCGTCGAATAACGAACATGACAAAAATAAGAGAACTA